TATCTGTTTGAGGGTGAGCCGGGCGACAGGGTCCCCACCCCCGAATTGCAAAAACAAATCGATCACAAACTAGCTCTCATTTATTCCGGAGTTGTTCCCAATGATTATTGGATCAACTGTCTTAAAGATGAAAAGAGACCAGACGAGAAGATTGCGAAAGGCAGTACTAGAACATTCTGCCTTGGTCCTGTACATTCAACCATTATTGGAAGAATGCATTTTATGGACTTTATCGCTGCTATTGAATCAAAACCTACAATAGGATTTTCTGCCGTTGGAATAAACGCCGGCGGTCCCGACTGGACTCGTATGTTTGAGCGGCTTAACTCTATCAGCGATAGTGGTTTTGCCTGTGATTATTCTGCATTTGACGGAAGCATACCAGCTGAAGTCATGTATGGAATTGGTAAAATTGCAAATCGGTGGTATTCTACATACACACCCACCTTCCCCACTGAACAGCGTGCGCGTAATATCATTTTAGAAGGCGTTATACACTGCAAAAATATCGCAGTTAACACCGTCTATCAAAAACACAAAGGCAATCCTTCAGGTTTCTTTATGACTACTATTGGTAACTCAATAGCAGGAGAGATTTACCTGAGATATGCCTGGCGCATGCTGTGTAAGCGAAACAACCTTACCGACTACTCTTCCAAATATAACGAATTTATCCGCTCTGTCATTTATGGCGACGACAATGCAGTTTCTGTTGCGAATTGTGTCCAGGAGTGGTTCAATCAACGAACCGTTGCCAATATCCTCAAGGAATATGGCATTACCTGCACAACCGCAACTAAAGGCGAGATCTCGGAGAAAGGCATTGAACCGTTAACCGATTTGACTTTCTTAAAGCGTGGCTTTAAACCCCACCATCAGTTTCCTCACGTTATTCTATCTCCCATAGCACTTCAAACAATTACAGAACTACCTATGTGGCAGCATGTGACCTCACCAGAGTCACAGATTGGCGATAACATACTGGATGCTCTCCGTTTTGCATATCAC